AGAAGCAGACGGACCACACCGGCGAATCCTTTGGCACGGGCCTCACAAGCCCCGACGTCCCCGCCTTCGCCGAGAGCTTCGGCATTGACGGCTACCGGCCTACCACCCCGAAGGAGCTCCAAGAGGCATTCGATGTCGCAATGGGGAACGACAGGATGGCGCTGGTGGAGGTGCCGGTGGAATAGTGTTCACCACTGTCCAAAGGCCGCGGAGCTTCAGCCTGTCGCCAACATGCTGGTGAAACGGTTCAATCCCCGCAGAAAAACGGAGCGCTGCTACTGATCTTCTCCCAACTGAGAGGCGATACGCCGGTCCCCAATCAGACTTCGACCTCAGGAATGGGATTCGAAGGAGACTCGGGAGATTGAGGAGGCGGCAGTCGACCCGCCTGGCCGAGCACAGGCCCAACCGCCGCCTGGAGACCAGTGTCGAGTCCTACACGGCGTGGTCCTGCACGGCACCGGTGGGGCTCGGAAGCTCTTCGCCGCTACATTTGCCGTCCCGCGGATCGGCGACCGGATGCTCCCCGAGTAGAGACGCGACAACCGGCTCATTCCCGCTCAAGCGTGACGACGGCGGTACCGGACGACCGGGGACTGAACTGCCATCAATGTGCAAGCGGATGGAGGACTGCGAGATGGACCCAACCTGCTGCGGATTCGCCGTACTCGCCGAGGAACTCGACATCGGCAAGGCCACCGTGTCGCACCACCTCAAAGAGTTGCGGCGGGCTGGCCTCGCGGAGCGCATTCGGGAAGGCCGCCGGGTGTATGTCCGTGCCAATACCAGCCGACTCGAAGAGCTCCGGAACTTCCTCAATGCCCGAGCACATGCGGCCTAGCCACCCGCGCCTTCCAGGGTTCCGTACCGAGTCCTCCTCTCTTTCGTGCGTTCTCGAACAACCGTTCCCTTTCCTATGCCTGAACAACCCAATCAAACCGCTCAAGCGTCCGCTACATCCGCCTCGTCTCTAGCGAGGATTTGGCTGGGGCGTGGCCGCAACCATCGCCATATCTGTACGCGACTGAAAGAAATGACCGGCAAAATTAAAAGAAATAAGGGTGATCGCTAGCGAGCCGCTTTAAAGGTCAAAGCACCCACATCGCCGCCGCCCCAGCCAGCCCACCGAGCACGTGCCACACCGAGTGCCACCACGTATCCGGTCCGGGATCATATATCTTGATCGTGCCTCCGGCAAGGGCTGGAGCAGCCGGTAGCGCTGCCCACCATCCGACTTGCATGGCGAGCATCACGAGCGCAGCCCCACCCCACAGCGGCACATGGACAAAGCTGTCGATCCGCCAGGGATACATCCAGTACCCGACCGCTGCCACTGGGAGCAGCGCCCACGCCCACACGGCCTGTTGCGCGGCTACAGCGCACGCGAGAGCGACCACGTAGGTCATCATCGCGGACACGTCGAGGCTCTGCCCCTCCCGCGTGTAGGTGGCGTGGTACACTGCAGAGCCGCCCACAAGCGCCGCACTGGTCAGCGAAAGGATCACCTGCGCCGCGTAGGTCGGCGCGAAGAGGGCAGGCAAGATGTACGCGAGGTTTGAATACACCACGTCGTCCCTAGCGTCTGCTTTAGCGTTGGCGGTTGCAGGGGCATCTAAATCTTGTCGCAAAGGTATCGGTGCGCTTTGTCTATCAAGATGCCAGTGCAGAGAATCATTACACACGAGAGAGCCGCCCACAGTCCGATTCTCCACAGCAACACCATACGCAGGGGACTCGCCGTGTGTAAAATGTAAATCAATAAAAGTACGAACGGGGGATTGGGGAGGGGTAACTCGATGAGTACCCCCGCCGATTTTCTGTGAGTCAGGAACGTTTACAGGCTCTCTTGACGGGTCTGATGGGGAAAACCCTTCAATAAAATCTTGCAGTTCAGGATCGTCCGTACGGGCATTGATAAGCGCATAGTCCCCCCTTGTACCAGAATCTTCTTCTGATGGAATTGTGATGTACCACGCCCCAGGGAGAATAATATCCAGGGCACCTAAAAGCCGGTTGTTGCCCTCGTCGTCGGTGTCTAACAACCCTTTTTCGTAAGGGTCAATACTAGCGTTCGAAAGCGCAGCCTTCAGATCCGAAAGGAATGTCTCTCGGTCAGGGGAGCGGAGAAAGTATTCTTTGGTTTTAGGCATATTAAGCAGCTGTTATGTGTTCAATTGCACCTTGCCCGATATAACGCGGAATGTAGTCAAGCCTTCTAATTAAAACGTGCGCTTGTAATTTCTCCCCGATTTCTAAAACGCTTGCGCCCCCACGATAAGAGAGACCACTTCCCGGTCCACCTGGGCTTGAGAACGATCCAGACTCACCATTAGACGCGATGTATCCGCCAAACTGATCAAACGTCACCGCCACCTTGCTGTATTCATAGGCATTTATGTTTCTGGGTGTAGGGTAAGTAGTCGGGCCAGAGTTATTTATGCCTATTCGATAAGGAGGAGTAGACCCACTCTCTATTTGAAAATACGTGTCAGCCTTTCCCAGAATTCTTGTTGTATCGTTAATATGGTACATAAGAGGCATAAACTCCACAACAAATGTGCCCCCCTTTTTATTCCATTGGCTGCGGAGATCAAGTTTGCCGACCTCCCGGTTTTTTGTTTTTTGAGAGGAGTATGCAAAAATAGGCTCGCTTACATTTTTCCCAAGCTCAACTTGTCCTGTATCGACTCTTATATTTGTATTTTCGTGGTATATGGAAATTCCACCCTCGTCTAGTGTGCCATCATTTAAAAGTGAAGGCATTATTCGCCACCACCCCCCCACTTCTTCAACGCGGGTAACCCCCTCATTGATCGTACGATTAACAATATCTCCAGTGCTTGTATCGAGCTCGAACCTTTCGTATTGATCCCCAACCCCCCCGTCTGAAGTAGTATCCACGAGTTTCATGTCAAACTTTGGGCTAGGCGGCGAATCTTCTTTGTGGACAAAAATGCTGACTGAGACCCATCTGTTGTTTTCGGGAATAGCAACCACGCCCTCGGTTGTACCTACAGTCTGAGCAAGCAGAGACCCCTCGTTACTGCCGTCAATCCCCGTTGCCGCTGTGCGGTCGGTACCATCCCATAACCCCCGTCCTACCTTCCGGTTGTAAAGGCGATTAACGTTCTTAGTCGCCTCGATCAACAGGGCTTGCTGATCTCCATATATACGCTCTGTATCATCATGCGTGACTTTCTCAAAATAGTTCGTGACAGGGCTTAGCGTCTCCCCCCCTCCCGCGCGAGAAACGCTGAGTTCAGGAGGTAGAGGGGCGCCATAACCCGATCGAAACGAAAAGGTTGGACGCGGAATGTCGGTGAGGATCTCCTGTACGGTAGCCATAGGTCGTGTCGTATCTGTATGATATTTAGGGCAGCGGCGCTCTGACCCGTCTGCGTGGCATTCTTGGCAACGGACATGCGCTTTGTGGATCTACTCGGTGGTGTCGTCTTCGGTGTTCTGGTCTTCGATCATCCACCTCAGCGCCTTCAGGTCGGCAACGCTGATCTCAATGGTCCGCAGGGCCGAGCGTGGGATCGGCTCTGCGTTGATCTCCAGCGTCTCCTGAAGCAGCTCGCGAAACTGCTCATCCGCTTCGTCTTGCTGGAGGTCCCCCTCATCAACGCGGCGTGCGAGGTCCTCTTGGACGCCTTGCAGCTTCTGTAGGCGCCCTTCCACCTCATCAAGAATGTCACCGAGGCGCAGCGCAAAGACGCCGCGCAGGTCGCGTGAGGCGAGCTTCTGGAGCGCTTCCTGCGACTGAAGTAAATCTAGGTTTTGGGGGTGCATATCAGCTAATTTATATCAGGTAATTGGTGTAGCGTCAATTCGATACTGCGTGCCATCTTCGGTTATAAACCAAAGGTATGGCACATCATTGCCAGTAAGTTCATCCTTCGCATAAAGTTTAAGACCGTCTGTTGGGGTTGGCGGTGATCCTCCAGGGACACTATTAAAGTTGTAAATCCTTTTAAAACCCATGGACCAATCAAAGGGATCGAAATCAAAGACAATTCCCCCAACGTCCGCGTTTCGTATATTTAACTCACTGCCGTCACCAGTAAGAATCATATTGATCTCATTGCCGCCGTCCTGATCCCCAAATAGCTCAATACGAGCTTTATTATCCCCCGCACCGGGCGTTACTCCATATCCGTAATTGTAGGCGGTCATGATCGTTCTAGCGTCACTCCCGCCACTAGCGTACATGCTAAACACCATCTCGTCGTTATGTACGTACATCTCCCCCTGTACGGCACTGGATAGGTCAGGGTTACGCCACGTGATCTCGCGCGCCTCCGCCCTCGTCGTATCCGTTGCGCGAAGCTCAATCCCTTTCGAACTAAGTCGGTAATTCGGGGGCGTCACATCATCAATAATCTTCCCGCCCGTCCCCATCGTAAGGGTGTTCGTGATCTCGGCGCTATTTGCAAGAATCTGATCCGTCAGAAAGCTGTCCGTTTTGACCTCATCAGCCGTAATCGTATCGTCGATTACGAGGCTTCCGTCGATAAAGAAGTTTTCAGACCTTTTTATGCCCCCTGGGCTTGATCCCAAGCCAAAAACCGCATTGCCCCCGCCATCTTCAGCATACAAACCGAAGTTGTTGCCCGAGTGCACAAATAGCTCGACAAATGGCCCTACCGTCGAATCCGTCACGTCGCTCGTCGCTCTGATTACGGCTGCCTCATCTTGAAATCGCCCCAACCCCAGATCTGTAGACAAAAGCAGACCCGCATCGCTTGACCCCGGCTTGCTGCGGATGTCGGTCTGATCCACGGTCCAACCACCTACGGTGCCGTCGTCTACCGCGAAATTCCCCTGTACCACCGTATCCCCGTCCAAGAAGATGTTTTCGCCGGCCAGGATGGCCTCGGAGCCGCCGGGGCCGGCCAGTAAGGAAATGGACGCTCGGCTGTTTATATCGTTGTTGTTGTCGGTGTACTGAACAGAGGACTCAAACCGGGTCTCCGTTTCGGAGGCATGGAGGGAAAGGGTGGACTGTGAGAACAGACCATCGTCGCCGATGACGGTGGCATTGGCCTCTATGTCGGCGGAATTTTCGCCTACGTTCAGTTCAATCCCGGAGCGGCTTTCCTGCTCCTGTGTAACCCGACGCGCCAAAAGCTTGAGGTCCGCCTCGTTCCGGCCTGCCTGCAGAGACAAGGTCGACTCCGAAAACTCGCTGTCGTCCCCCACGGTAGCTTCAAGGTCGGCAATGGCAGACGCATTCGAGGAGGTGTCGTCCTCGTTCTGAGACGCTTGAAGTGAGAGGGTCGACTCGCTGAACTTCGAGTCGTCGCCGACGACTGCGCTCAACGCGGCGATCGCGGAGTCATTGCTGCTTATGTCGTCGGTGTTTTGGGACGCCGTCAGCGTAAGATCCGCCTCCGCGAGGTTCTGCCCATCTCCTACGATGGCCTCTAGATCGGCCACGGCGGTGTTGTTCGCCGAAATGTCATCTTCGTTTTTTCCAGCCTGCAGGGTCAGGTTCGCCTCACTGAAGCCTGTTCCATCTCCAACCTTCGCCTCCAGGTTGGCAATGGCGGTGTTGTTCGTCCCGATATCATCTTCGTTCTGAGAGGCCTGTAGCGACAGGGTGGATTGGCTGAACCGGGAGTCATCGCCGATGACCTCGGCATTGAGCTTGATCTCAGCGGCGTTCTCCCCAACATTTAGCTCAACGCCGGCACGGCTTTCTCGCTCTTGCGCGACCCTTCGCGCCAGGAGGCGCAGGTCGCTTTCGTTCTGGGCGGTGCGCGACTCGACATCTCCGCCTTGCGTCACCACTTTCAGCCCCCCAGACTTCGTAAATTTGAGGTAGGAGCCGGACTCATCCCCCGCATCTGCGGCCTCCAAGTCTCCCACAGCCACGTCTTCCGTGAAGCGGGCCGTCTCTGAGTAGACCCCAAAGCCCGTCGCTCTCGCCTTCGGCAATCCATCGAGACGACCGCGCAGGTTGAGCACCTCAAAGTCGGAGGGATCAGGGATGCGATTTCCATCCGGGTCGGTCCACTGTAGCATCCGGTCGTACGGCGCGATGTCGCCTGAATCGGGGTTCAGTACAGACCGCTCAATCAGAAAGTCGCCCGGAACGCCATAGTCGAGAACGATTGAGCCTTCTGGGGCCGTAAGGCCCGCGCCGATGCCCTGATCACCAGCCTCAAGGATCTCGACCGTCCATGTCTGCGTCCCGTCGCCGTTGTCGGTGTAGCTGCCTGCAATCGCCCGAAGCCAGATGTCGGCCACCGTAAGGCCGCCATCGCTACGGTCAACGATCCGCAGTCGCAGGGTATCGTCGTCATTACCGGTTTGATTGTTGAACACCGCCGTGGCCCCCAGCCCATCAAGGTCCTGTACGGTCAGGTCCTTCTGGGTGCCCACAGGCGATGAGGAAGGCACCTCAAACGGCTGGTCCAACGTGGCAAAGCTTTTCGTGAGGAAGTCCGCCCCTGCCAAGGCTTCCTCCACCTCCGCGATGAACGCCTCTACGCGCAGCTCGTCGGCGAGGAGCGTGCGAAAGTCCCCCAGGCCACCGGGCGTGATGTACCAATGGGACAGCTCGGCTACGTAGTCAGGGTGGCCGATGCCGATCCCGGCCTGGACCTCGGTGCCGTTGTAAAACTCGTTGGACTGACTGCCGACAACTTTCAAATCCTCGGTCGTCTCGAAGAAGCGATCGTTGCTGTTGAAAAACGGAATGCCTCCAGTCGCGGGTGAATCCTCCCGTGTCGCCAGCGCCTGCGTGTCGTCGATCTGCGCCGTTGAGTCCACGGTCGCGCTCGCCCCGGAGGACTGCCCTTCGACCGTCTCTCCGCCGCTAAACGAGCCTGTGCGGCCCTTCAGCGAAAGTGTGCTGCCGTCGTCGTTCCACACAACTCCCGTCGCGCCGCTCGACTGCCCCTCTACCTCTTCGTGTAGGTCGAAGCTTCCAGAAAGCCCAGAGTAGCTCAGTGTCTTGTAGTGCCAGAGTAGCTCAGTGTCTTGTAGTGAATGCCGACGCGCCCCAGGTCAGTCACCTCATCGAACACGAGCTTCACCGGCTCCTCTGTCCCCCGATCGGCCTCAAACCCTGCGAAGCCACTGGTGACGCCCGCACCCTGCTGCCCGGCGTTCAGAAAGATCAGGTTGTCAGTGGTCTCGACGGTCTGGGTGTTGAGGACCGTCTCCTGGCCCTCGACGAAAAAGTCCCCGATGACCGTCACGTCCTTATCGAACGTCTCATTTCTGTCGGTGCGGGCTACGGTGTCGTCCACGGCAACCTCCCGGTCCTGCGTGAGGTCGCCGACAGGCTGGATGCCTTCCCCACCCGCCAGCGACCGGTCTGCACGCACCGACTCATCCAGCGCGGCGGCCTGATTGTTGAGCGTCACCTGGCCAAACGTAGGGTGCGTGACTGTCTGCACCTTCGGATTTGGAAGGCTCGTCGTCACTCTGAGGTTGCTCCCGGTACCGGGAACAAATGCCCCAGACTCGTACCCGTCGAGCTTGTCCGCATTGGGCCACTTCTTCTGGGCATTGATGGCTACCTCCTTCGTTTCGTTACCTACGGAAAAAATATCATCCGTGTCCCCGACGACGCTGATCTGCTGTAGGGCAGTGATCTCTGTGGTGCCATCATCCCCCAAATCTACGTTGACACCACTCTCATCGACGTATGCCTTGATGCCCTGCTCGGTGACGAGGGCCTCATCGGTCGCGCTGCCCTCTTCCCGCACGCTCGTCTGGATGCCATCGGCCAGGCCGGGGCTGTGAGATAGGGCTGAGGCGATGTCCTGCGGGGCCGGGGCAGTCGTCTCCCCGTAATCGTCCGCGTCGCCGTCGCGGGTGAGGAGCCCGGAAGGCTTTCCCACCAGCTCGTCCCATGAAGTGGCGCCTCCACTAACTCTCTGCACCAAGCTCCTGCTACCACCTAAGCCACCTGCCCCCTCTCCGGCCTCCATCGAATAGGCCCGTTCTACCCCCAAGGTTCCTGCATCGGTTAGCTTCTCGATCTCCATTTTGAATCGGTCCCCATCGGCCCCGAAAGAACGCCGTAGGTAGCTCACAAGATACCGATGCCCACCAATGTCAAACGCGGAGCTGGGCCATACCTCTTCTCCGTCGAAGATGCGCCCTTCATATGTGTAACGCGGCCTCGTGAGGCGTGTCCGTCGGAGGATCTCCTCTGCCGTGAGCTGCTCGAGGAGCTTTCCGCTACGAGAACCACCGCTGTATGCTCCGACCTTCCAGTCCTGCGTGACGTCGACGCCAGAAAGCCCGATACTCTTAGGGTGCGACGCCGTCGGCCCATCGCCCAGCCTGTGCCCCAGCTTTATCGAGCGACCGCTCTGGTCGTCGACGAGGGTGTAGCTGGTTTGCTCAATCGCGCGGTCGTTTTTGACCAGCTCCGCGGAGGCGTGGTCTAGGTATCCCGCTGCCCCGGTGTCCATCTCGACGGTGATCGACAGGTCCTTTTCGGACAGGCCAGTCCCGTCCGGGGCGTGCGTCGGAATCTTTATGCTTTGCTCCTTTAGGGTCGTCCCACCGATCGCGCCGGGATAGTCTTTGCTCTCAACGTAGAGCCCCCAGTAGTCGACTGTCGAGCCCGAATCGCTGTGGCTCGTCTGCGTGTCGGACCACACCCAAAAAATCAGGTAGTCGCCGCTTGAGATCGAGTTGGGGATCTTCGCCTGTAGCGCGTCGGCCCCGGCACGCGCGGGTTCTGTGAGTGTGACTCGGCTCTGAGTAACGCCCCCGACTGTGTCAAATACGGGGAGCGTCGCTCCCGCTGGAATGACGATCGTGTCGCCTGCCCCTGGGAGGCTCGAGGAAAGCGGGATTGTCCCGTTGTCCGCAGGATCTGTGTCGTCTGCGACGTCGACCTGACGACCCTGAACGTACCAAGTCCCGTCGAGGGCGATCCGCGTCTCTGCCCAGAGCGAGCGCGGGTCCGATGCCTCCGTCTGGACAAAGTCCCAGGTGAGCTGCAGTGCGGCGCGTGGCCCCGCGTCGTGGAGAATCGCGGGAACGTCCTGCGAGATCGTCGACCCGTCGAACGTGGCGACGTAGGTGTCCTCCTGGGTCGCCTGTTCGTTTAGGTACGAGACGTTGCTGTAGTCTTTGACCGTGCCTCCCGTCCATCCGTCGAGGCTGCCATTACCGTTCGGCCCCTCGAATGAGCCGTTTTTTACAAGCTCGCCCAGGTTGCGATATTCGTGTACGCTCTGCACCTCGCGGACGCGTTCGGTACGGTCGCGTGGAGGCCCCGCGTCCGCCCGAAAAGGAAGCTCCGCGGATACGTCGCGAGTCTCGGGGTTGTCGGACGTAACCGCCGACTGGGAGGGCCACGTCTTTACGGTTCCGTCCGACTGAACACGTCCTGGCTGCCGCATCCACCACTCCCCTTCGGACTGGAACAGCTCAAGCCCAAAACGTCGCAACACGGCCTCGAGCGACTCTCGCTCGTCCAGCGCGCCTATCGATTCAAATCCCTCTCCTTCGAGAAGTTCAATCTCGTCGAACGCGAGCTCATCAAGCGTGAGCTTGTCCATCGGCTGCTCTGACGCGGACAGCTGGTTTCCGTCGCGGTACGGGTACCACTCCATGCTCGCCGCGAGGTCAAGCCCAGAGAGAGCGTTCAGAACAGATCGAGCGGCCTCGTAGGGCGAGCCCCCAGACCACGACATGGCTTTGTTTTCGAGAAGCGCCAGCCCGTCGAGGGCGTCGATTTGGATGACTTCCGTCTCTCCGTGCGGGTTGTCTTTCCCCACCTCGCTGGCAAAGCCGCGCCAAAGAAGCTCGTGTCCCCCTCCGGGATCTCCCTCGAACTCTACGCGCCACTCCGTTGCTGGGGTGTCAAAAACCTCAAGGACCTGCTCCCCGACGGTGTCGCCTCGCACCTGAACCTTGGCCGTCGAGACGAGCGGCCCGACTGGGACGCGCTCCTGCCCCTGCCCCCCCCATTCAACCTCAAACGGCGTCGGACCGGAATTCAGGTTGGTCACCGCGCCAGTATACCCCTCCTGCTGAAGCGAAAGGCGGTAGTCCCGGTTTCGGGACGCCCACTGAAGCCGGTACTTGGTGCCGTAAGCCATGGCCTAGCGGAGTCGATTCTGAACCGCCTTCGTTTTATCGTAGGTCGTGACCAGCTCCCGTCCCTCCGTCCGCGTCTTGCCTTCGACCTGAACGGTGATGGCCCCCGCCATCGGGCCCATATTCTGCATCATCTTCTCGTTCACGATTGCTTCGCCCTTGTGGATGCGAGCGATGCCGCTATTCATCACGAACCCTCCCTCCGCGGCGCCTGGCAGCAATCCCGTCAGAATGCCAATGAAAGAAGAGGCTCCACCTACCGACCCGAAGCCGGGAATGAGGGAGATTGCAGCTTTGAGTGCCGCTGCCTTTGCGACTGTGGACACGAGCTTACTGATGACCTGACTAAGCGCTTGCTGTATCGTCTGGCCTATGCTTTGAAAGGCATCGCCAACCGATGAAATCTGGTCCTGAAAGGTCACGAGTTGGCCGATCGTGCGGCCAATGCCTTGGCCAAGGTTTTGAGAGAAGCGCATCGCGAGGGTCTCCGTGGTGGTGAGCTGCCTTTGTGTTCGCTGAAAGCCAGCACGCATCTGCTTCACTTTTTCAATAAGCCCCTGAATCCGCTGTCGCTGCTCAGAAGAGGTTGCGGACTTGAACTGTTGCTGCAGCGTCTCAAGTACATTGTTGGCACCCTGCACAGATTGGATGAGTCCGGTCTCGATCGCCTGCCGAATGGACCCGAGGCCGAGTCCAGAAAAGACATCAGCCAACTGCGGCGAAGACCCACCACTTACCACATTTTGAAAGTCCAGCCCGCTGTCTTCGTTGCCAGCAGCACCGCTTTGCCCCTGGCCCCCCGAGCTAAAAGATCCTCCAGCACCACCGCCGCCACCGGAAAAGTCTGTGCCAGCGCCACCGCCACCGAAGCTTCCCTCGCCAAATCCCTGCCAAGTGTTTTGAAGCCCGATTGCCTCTTCGTTGGCCTGGCGAATCTGCTTCTTGAAGCCCCGAACACTTTCGGTAGCACTATCGAGGCCAGAGGCAATCGACTCCCCGACCCCCGGCACGTACTCCGCGATTGAGGAGAGCGTCGACAGCATCGTTTCCACCCACCCAAGCATCAGGCTCGCAATCGTCCGGGCAAAGCTGGTAAAGGTTTGCTTGATGCCCTCCCACATCCGGCTCCAGTTCCCCGTGAGGCCACCGATCAAGGTATCCCAGATGCCCTCAATCACGGCAAGCAGCCCGCCAAAAAGTGTTCGCAGGCGGCCGAAATAAAACTGCGCACCGTCGATGATCTGCGTGCCCCAGGTGTCCCACAGAGCGCGAAGGTCACTTGTGAACTGGGTCCAGGCGCCCTTCATTACACTGAGCACCTGCCGGGTGCCCCGCCAAAGCTCGCGGATTGCAGATAGGGCCGTGCCCATGGCACCCTCGATCTGACCCGCATTCTGGAACGACTGAATCCAGCCCTGAACCGCTTGGTTAGCCGAGCGCATGGCCGGGATGATCTGGTCGCGGATCACCGGCAGAAACGCCGTAGCAATGAGCTGCCCCGTTCGTCGGAGCTGCGCCATGAAGCTATTGAACTGGTCCTTCAGAGCCGTGAACGACTTCACGGTGCTGCCACCCATCACAACGCCGAGCTCGTCGGCCTGCTCGCGAAGCTCATTCATCCCATCGGCACCCTGGTTGAGCAGAGGTTGAAGCTTGGAGAACTGGCGCCCAAAGAGCTGCGACCCGATCGAGGCCCGGCGGGTGGCGTTGTCCATTTCGGCGAGGCTCCCGAGGACATCGTTGTAGGTCGCGCCCTGATCCCTGAGCTCCCCGGACGAGTCGCGTAGGCTGACGCCGAGCTGCTTGAAGGCGTCGGAGGCCTGCCCCGTCCCCTCTTCAATTCGGGCGATACGCCGAGCAAAGCTCGAAGCAGTCGATTCCACCGCTTCAAGAGACGCTCCACTTTGCTCCGCCGCAAACTTAAGCCGCTGAAGCTCCTCACGGCCGATGCCGGTCCGCTCGGCGGCCTTGTCGATCGAATCGGCGTACTCGGCAGTGTCTTTTGCCAGCTTCGAGATGCCTGCCACTGCACCGGTCACGGCCGTGGTGATGGCGCCGATGGCCGCGGCCCCTACCTTGCCCGCCTTCTTCAGCGAGGACCCAGCAGAGGCGCTCTCGTCGCCCATCTTGTCCATCTGGCGACGGGCCTTCCGGGCGCCGTTGGTTTCAAAATTGACGCTAAACGTTTTGCTCGGCATCGGTCAGTTGTTGGTCGACGTGGGACCAGTCAATGTTGTGGTCGGTGTGCTGCTCGACGTCGTAGCGGAGCGCCTTGACCGCGTCCATCTTCTCCTCCGAGAGCTTCTCGGGCGCCTGCCTCATGAAGTCATCCATCGTGATCGTGTCCTTGCTCCAAGCGTTGAGCAGGGGCAACGTCTGTAGGCGAACGGTCTCCATCCAGTCCCGGGTGTGGCCCTGCCGGCGGAGCAAGTACTCCCGGAGACTCATGTGCTGAATCTCGGGGCGGGAAAGGCCCTGGCGGTAGCAGAACCGCTCCCACTCGACGGGATCGACGCTAAAGACCGAGCCTGCCTCCCCCTCTACTCTTTTCCCACTGCCTGCTCAACCTGCTCGTCGACGATGCCCTCATACTGGGCGAGTACGTCGGGTCCAATCCGAGACGCCGTCTTCGGCGTGATTGCCCGTTCCAGTTCCTCGAGCGTGGGCGTCTCGGCGTCCTCAAAGGGGAGCGTCCCGGCCCATATGACCTGGGCGAGCGCTTCGAGGTTGCCGACCAGGTCGCCCTTGTCAATCTCTTCGAGCGAGACAAAATCGATGCCTTCTTTCTCCTCAGCTTCCTCGAAAGCCTTCTTGTTCAGCAGCCAGGGCACCGTCTTGCCCGCAATCTCGAGTTCCAGGGCGTCGGGATGCTCGTGTGGATCGTCGTAGAAAAAGCCCATGTGTCAATCGGTTGGTGAAAGCGTTACTGCACGACACGCTTGAGCTTTCCGTGCCCCTGCACCTCGTAGGAAAGCTGCGGGTAGGCGTCTCTCTCGAGCGTGATCTCGGCGGTGGACAGGTAGGTGTCTCCCTCCCAGGAGGTCGAGCCACTGACCACGTTTCCGCCTTTGATGTGCCGAAAGAAGGACGTCAGGACGGTCTGGTTGAAGTAGGCATCGAGGATCGCGGAGATGGGCGCCTCCGTCGAGCCGCTTTTGGTAATCTCGTCGCTTCCGCCAAAGCTAAGCGACACGGAGGCCTGGCCGTCGGTGCCGGCCTCCCGCTCGACTGAGTCAGTTGCCAGGTCGCCGCTAAAGGTAAGCCCGAACACGTTCAGATCGGCGCCTATGACCTCTCCATCCCGCGGGCGCTGAAAGATCTTGTCGTAGATGTCCGAGTCTTCGGGGTCGTAATAGTGGCCCTCCGTCTCGATCGTCCAGTCGCGGTTTGAGGGCTGGTAGAAATTCCATCCGGTCGGCTGGTCGATCCCCGGCGGCACGTCGTCGAGCGTCTGCTCCAGGGAAAGCGTTACCGACTGAAGGCCCGGTACCGTCTCCGGCGTCTCCGTGCCGTCGCCATTGATGTCTAGGCTCAAGTCGAGAGACGCCTCGCCATTGGTGAGCGCCTCCTTGCCGGTGTCGTCCCGGAGGAGCCCCTCGTAGGAAAGCATCCAGTCGAGGTCTCCAGAGCGTTTCACCGGAAAGTTCGAGTCCTTCAGGATCGTCTCGACCAGCTCCGGCTCGGTGGTGAGAGTGGCGTCAGACTGGGCCGGCAGGGCCGTGCCGTTGGCACCGGCAAGCACGTTGACTCCGCTAATCTCGTCGGGCATGGGTATAGGGTGCTATCCGCTAGGAAGTGATTTGCGTGTCGATGTCGTAGGTCAGGAGCAGGTCGAATGCCTGCTCGCCACCGACCTCGTAGCTTTGGGGGGCCACGTCCGGCTCTGGCAGGTAGACGACGCGGTGACCGGTCGGCTGAAGCGGCCGGATGGCGTTGTCCACGTCATTCGCGATGGATCTTCGCTTGCTAAGATCGGCCTTGCCCTTCGGGTACCGGGTGTGGACGCGGATTGTCTTTCCGCCGGGAAAGTCGTGCCCGGTGTTCTGCTTGATGTCACCACGGGGGCGCGTCTCTGCGGGCTCGATCATCACGAGCGGCGCAGAGGCCTCATCTTCGGGTTGTCTTTGCACAACGACGGGTACAGACAGCGCCGACGTGAGGGCGCCGTACATGGCCTGCCGTACTGCGTCGTCCGGAAACTTGACGTCTGGCATCAGCTAGCAAGCTGCTTCAGCACTTCTGCGAGCTCCTCGCGGGCCGGGCCCCATAGGTAGTCTTGCTGCTCCATGTAGATGGTGCCGAGGCCAACGTGAGGCGCGTAGTCGAGTGTCGAGTACACCTCTCCTTCTACCTTCGTCAGCGAGTCCCGAAGATCGCCAGTGTCGACGGGGACCTCATCGGTGGCCCGCTCGTGAACCCGCTCTGCCCAGCTCTTTTTCGCTTCCTCAAGTTCGTCCTCAAAGCCCTCGGCACTTTCCTCCCACCAGCCTGCCACCTCATCGGCGTTCGTCTCAATCATGGGCTTGGGGCTCACTGAAGCGTGATGAGCAGGCTATCATCGTCGTGAATGGTCTCTGCCACGGTGCCGCTGATTTCTCGGCCGTCTTCGGTCTCAACTGTGGCGTTGTCACCGGGCTGTACGTCCGTTACAGGCCTCGCGGCGAAGAAGAGCAGGTCGCCCGTCTCGTAGAAGGCGGCCCTCGCCTCAAAAGCCCGGGTGCCCTGCTGCGCATCGCCATCGGCGCCTAGCACTGTTTTTGTGCCCGTCACTTCAAAACCGCTCGCCATCCGCTCGCCTTCTTGGCGAGTGACAGTAATGTGATCCTGCTCAAAGCGGGATGAGGTATGCATTACCAGAAGCCATCAATGGGATGCCGCGCGTCGTACTTGTCTAGCGGTTGAAAGAGGCGGGTGGGCAGGTCTTCTGTGTCGGCATAGCTGACGCTCTTCGACCCGACTGATTCGGATTCAAAGTGCTCCGTCTGCTCCTGCTCAAGTCGCCACATTACGACCTTCGCAATAACCAGTTGGAGGCGCCGCACCAAGTCGTCGGGCATTTCTTCTACGTCGGGCGTGCCATCGCTCTCGGACCACTGGTGGAGCCGCACGGTGCCGGGGGCGCCGCGAGGGGCAAGTCCACTCCGAAAGCCATCGCGGTCCGGGCGCGTTTCTTTCTCCCGGTAACGCCCGATTACGCGCACCTCCGCCCGCTTAATGCGAGCCTCAATGTCGGCCCGGTCCAGTGCCTCCTCAGAGAGAAGGTCCCTTACCGTGGCACCGACAAGGATGTCAGCCATAGAGCCACCGCGAATTAGCTGCCGCTTTAGTTCACCTTGACGCGAAAGTCAACGGTCGCGTCTTCGCGGGCTACGGTCCCGCCGGCGACGTGCACCCCCTGCACGATCTGCCCGAGAAAGCTCTCCGCATCGACCCGCTTGATGGAAAGGATGCTATCCTCGTAGGCGATCGATCCGGAGTAGCCCGCGATGCCGTGGTCGTACGACGGCGAACTACCCGTATTCGTAAAGTTGCTCACGTTGGTGCGGAAAACCGACACGCCCTTGTAGACGCCCCCGAAGCCGGGACCGGTCACCACGTTGTCCCCAAGGGCCGTCTCGCGGTCCTCAAGGTCCTCCTTGATGTCGTGGTAGGCCCGGGGCGGGATGAGGGCGTAGCGGCTGTCTTCCGGCGCGTTGGCGTTGTCCATCTTCGTCGCCAGCTCGGTGAAGACGTCCCGGATGTCGTCATTGGCCGGGTCGTACGTCACTTCCAGGTTGGCCTGGCTGAAGAAGCCGAGCACGTACTTCTGCGCGGCCACAAGCAGCTCGTTCAGGCCGTCCTGCTCGGCGATCTGGTCGGCAATCTGGGCGGCCGTGTCCGTGTCGTCGGCCTTGAAACGGAAGCCCTTGCGGTGGTCAGCGGTGATCTGCTGGGTATCGCCCTTGATCTCCTGCACAGAGCCGGTGAAGCCGCCATCGTAATCGGACACCGACAGACTGTCCATGTCGACGAGCTCCACGGTGTCATCGGGCTCGCTGAACGACCCCTCAACGAGGTCGCGGTTCACGACAGCGTCGGTCACGAGGCGCGGCTGCAGCTCGCGCCGGATGGCACCCCGGATCGTGCGATCAAATGCGTCGGACGTAGGCATGTCTTGCAGTCAGGTTTTTGAATGTGGGGATGGTAGGATCGGTGACGCTGATCAGGCGCCCGGCCATCCCCACACATCTCAGTTGGCGATGTCACATCGCCATGACTCCCTTGAGGCGGGGTAGGCCAGGGGCTACTGTATGCGGTCTTCGTCTGCGGCCGTCTTCCAGTCCTGAAACGTCTCTTCGTCCATCGACGCCGGGTCGGCGCTGGCGTGCTCGGCCTCCGTCCACGTCTTGCCTGTACCGGTCGAGCCGCCGGGCTCCGTCCCCGCACCCCCCGAGACTTCCTGGTCTTCGAAGAGGTAGGGCTTCGACTCTTCAAGCCTGTCGAGTAGGGTTTCGGCCCCTGCCGGCTCGCCATTCGCGTTGAAGACAACCTCGCCGTCCCCTCCCGTCAGAACGTGGCGCTCCTCCTCTTCGTCCCACGTCATGCGGTCTTGGGCGATGCGAAGAACGTCGTCTTCCGCTCCGTCGTGAACGCCGCTTGCGTGCTTGAGCACCTGGTTTTCGAGGGCGGTCTTCCGGTAGTGCTCGACCTGGCTCTCGAGCTCGTCCGCCCGGGAGGCCCGCTCTTCAAGCTGGGCCTTTTCTTTGCGGAGCTGCTTCAGCTCCGCGTCGTTGGTCGAGCCCTTGAGCTCGCCCTCGTCGTTGAAGTCGTATCCGCGCTCTTGAGCGGCCTCCTGGAAGAAGTCTTCGTCGGCCTTCAGCTCTTCGCGGGCCGTTCGTCGCGCACGGGAGACCCGCTTTTGAACGACCGAGTCGACCTCATCTTGCGTGAGATAGGGGTCATCGTCTTCGAGCTCAACGCGCTCGGGGTCAACCTCAAGCGGTTCGTCTTCGTCCTCGCGGTGGATAAGCATGGCACAGGCTGAATGTGTCCAGAGATGACTTGTGTTGGCGCCTCTGTAGGCGCTACCGGCCGTGACGGGGACCGTGCCCGCTCCTGGTTGCCGCTGGAGAAGCGTGGAGTCAGCGAACCTGTGGTTTTCGGGCAGGTGCCAATGCGTGTCCACATGGCCGTTACTGCCCCCGCGGGTTGCCATTCACCTCGTCCAATACCGCGTAGACACGCTCTCTCACCCGCTCCACGTGCCGATCAGTGATGGTCCGCCCGCCATCCATGCGTTCTCGCGTCGCCTCCAGCTGTTGCCGAATCGCTGCATCGGAGAGCTGATAATCCTGCGGCGGGTCGGATGCGGGTTGCCCCCACTGCTCCGGCGGCCGAGTCTGTACCGTGATGCGGCATTCGCAATTGGGGTGCGGGTGTGAGGGCACCTTCTCGGGGGGGTAAGCGCCAGCCCCGAGGCCGAATGGGTTGGCTCCGGCGAGCGTATCACATTCGTCCGGGCTGCTCTCGAGGCTGCCATGTCGAACTGAGAGTGTCCACGTAACGGCTGTGATGGCGGGACTCTCGACAGCAAGATCCTTCGCCACTTCGTCCATCACGCGGCTCAGCTGGTCGGTCCCATTCGTCTGGATTCGCTGCCACAACTGCGGCTGCCGGGCCGCAATCTCTTTGGGGTCGGTTTTCTTCAGGATGCCCCGGATGTCCTCCGAGCCGATCGTCTTCGTGTTCTGAAGGACGCGAGCTGCCTTGTCCCGCAGCGCGTCGGTGTCGATGTCGTCGAGGTCGATTCCCCTCTGCAGGAGACGCCGCTTTACGTCCTCGTTGCCGCGGGCAAGCACCTGGGCTGTTGCCTTCGCGTATTCGTCCTCATCGACGTACTTGCGAATATACCTCAGGTCCTGCTTGAAGAAGCCGACCTCTTCGCCCACAGCCGCAGAGACAAACTCCGAGGTAGTGGACGCGCCACCCGCTCCGCCACCGGCCCCGGCGAAGGGGGCTTTTTCAAACGCCGACGTGCCCGCTGCAGACGGGGACCAGTCTGGAACCGACACCCCGGCTGCTGCTGCCGCGGCTGCGTAGCCTTCAGCATGTCCGTCGGTCACGCCCTGCCGGCCACTGTCCTTGACCGACTCAATGCGGTCCACAGCGGCCCGCTCAAACTCCTGTAGCCCCTCCTCAAGCCGCCGGTCTGTATCCGCTTTGCTATCCCCCGCCTCCACGAAGGCGAGAAAGTCAGCGAAGTCCTCCTGAAAGCCGTCGAAAAACTGCGCCTTTGCGCCGTCTTCGCCTCGAAGGTGGTGACGGAAGGCACCGAGCAGTGGCTCGTTGTACAGGTCGTCCAGCTTGTCGGGCATCAGTTATTATACGGCTGCACGATAAAAGGACCTGCGTTGGCCACCCACTGGACAAGTTGCCGAGATCTTCCTGGAAAAGAGGCGTAGATCACCGCATCCTCTGTTTTGTCAGTGTCAGAGAGATCGAGTGTCTGCCACGTGCACTTCGACAGGTCGGTCATACTATTGGCCGCCAATCCCAAAGCCACTCGCGCTTCGCCGCTGCGCCTGCCGACCCATCTCCGTTTCCACCTCATCCCGCACCGCATCGCGGTCGGGCTGGTGTCCTGCGCTTTCGAGGCGGGCCATGACCACATCAGTCGCCGTTTCGGTCGGTACAGGCAGCCGCAGCGACCCGAAGATGTCTTTCGCCAGCTGCTCGTCTGCCGAGTCAAACTCATCGGCGAAGTCGGTCGGCCAGTCGGCCTCAGCTGCCGCCTCTGATGTCGCGTTGCGGCGGTCCTCCGCCTCAGCCAGCACCGGCAGGATGGATTCCTCTGCGGACTGCACCGTTTCGGCAAGCACAGACAGGGCCGCGGCCGGGCCGGAGCGTCCCCGCTGCCGGGCCTCGGTGGCGCTCATCTGCGTGGCCGCCTGGTCCAGCGACTGGTACGCCGTGCGGTAGAGCTCCTCACGCTTGCGCTGCAACTGCTCTTTGCCGTGGCTCAGGCCCTCCACGCCGACGTTGACCGGCTTGTGCTCCCCGTGGTCACTGTCGTAGGGAACCGCAATTGCGCCCTGCTTGAGCGCCGCCTTGATGGCCTCACTAAGCGTGTCGTCCCCGCCGGTGGCGATTTGTAGTAGACCGCCGAGTGAGTTGGTCAGGGCCGCGTCGTACTTGCTTTCAAGCCGGTAGAGTGCCCGATGCGCCTTTGCCACGGCAAGCCCGAAGCGCACCTTCCACGGGAGCGACACGCGCACGGCGGGCGGCCCCTGCGAGAAGGCAAAGCCATCGGCGTACTCCCCCTCCTCTACGAGCTTCTCATCTTGGGCACTGTTTTGATCTTTGACGTACGTCTCAAAGCGATCGGCGAAGTAGACTGTCCACGCTTCCTGGCGCCCCTGGTCTTCGTCCGGCGCTGCTGGTGGCACGCGCATTCCCTTAATCGTGACCGATTCCGGCGTCCACCGCGGCACATGTTGCGGCTCGACCACCCGCAGCCCCTGCGCTGGGTCCATGAGCATCCACGCCTCATGGTAGCTCACAAGCACTTCCGAGAAGGCGATGAGCTGGACGTTGTAGGACTCGCCTTCTGGCCCGACCGATGCAAGAAAGTCGCCGGAGATGGGGGCGTCCCGGCTCACATCATCCTGGCGACTGAAGAGCTCCCCCGTCAGCCGACTCACCAAGTCCCGCGTGTACGGCCGCCAGTCCGCCAGCTCTTTCCGCTTCTCAAAGGCCCGTGTTGCTTCGTAGGCGCCCCGCATGAGCTCCTTACGGGCCCCCTCACCGCTGTGCATACGGTGGATGAGCGTCCAGTCTGCAATGGACCGGTCGTAGTGGACATTTGTGGCGTCGGTGAAGCCCATGGCTGTGTGCCGCTGTGGCGGTGTCAGTTGAGTCCGATGACGTGGCTGGCGTCGAGGGATGAGCCGACACCGAGCGTTGTGTAGAGGCCGTAGCGATCCCGATCGCAGGTGTGGTCGCGCTCCTTGAGGGGCTTATCCTCACCCCGCTTCTGGGCTTTCTCGTCCCACACGTATGAGCTGTACTCCTTCGGCGTCTCTTCGCAACTTGGGTCGAAGGTGAGCCGGGGCCAGCCGTCGGCCGCCGCCTCTCCATCGAGCATCGAGCTCACGAACCGGATGCCGTCGATGACGTCGTTCTCCGCCTCCACGACGTCGAAGCCCCGCTCCTCGAGCTCGGTGATAAACGACTGGGCCGACGGGTCGCAGTAAATCGTGGGATCGATCGCCCGGTCCCCGACGCGGGCCGGCAGCCAGTCGGTCAGGTCTTGGGCATGCTGGGCGTCGGTCTTCTGCCCTTCCTTCCGGCCGTCGTGGTAGTGCTCACTGAAGGCGTGGGCGAAGCCCCGCTTTCGGCCATCGGCGCACTCCTCGTGCCAGAGGCCCTTCAGGCTGAACGTCGTCGGGTTGGACGTGCCGTAATCGCAGTCCACGATGAACGTGTCGATCTGCCGGCGGCGGTGCTCGGGAAGCTCTCGGACGTGAGTCTCCCGCGAGAACATCTGGTAGATGGCCCCCGCGGCCAGGACCCAGAGCCCGAGGATGTACCGCTTGTACCACATCCCCGTGTACTCGGCCTTCAGCGCCTCGACGTAGCTCGGGTCGAGGAAGATGTTGTCCTCGAGCCGAAACCGCCATTGGCGGAGGCCGAGCTCCTCCTCCCGGTCGAGATACTTCTCCTTCAGCCAATGGTAGGGCCCGGCCGGGTTGGTCGTCCCAAAAAGCTTCGCCCCCGGAACCGACAGCCGGGCGAGCGTCTGGTTGAAGAAGTTCTCCGGGAAAAGCGTGATCTCGTTGAAGACGGCGCCCCGAAGGGTCATCCCGGTGACCTTCTCGACGGCCCCCTCGTCGTTTGCGCCCTCAAGCTCGACCCGCTGGCCGGCGATCGTCGCCTCCTTCTGGTGCCGGCTCCACTCGACGAGGCCGGCCCCAAACCACCGCTGCATCGGCCGCAGGACGTTGCGCTCGAGACTCTTCAGCGTCTTCCCGGCCATCAGGTACTCCCCGCCCTTCGGCTCGGTCGTGGCCACAAATTCGAACCAGCGGAGAAACTCCAGGCCAACGGACTTTCCGCTCCGCACCGGGCCCCAGGCGATGTTCGTCCGGGCCGTGCTTTGGGAAAACGCCCGCTTCTGTTGGGGGCTCACGAGCGGGTCAGCCGCGCCGATGTCCGTGCCGAGATGTACCGCGTCACTGCTCATCCGCTCTCAGGGGACTGGTAGTCTCCAGCGTCATCTCGCATCGAAGCCATGCGGCCGAGCAGCTCGTCGAGCTTCTCAGAGTTGTCGGCCGGCCGGTCCTTCAGCATCTTGTACTTCTTCCAGAGCATTTTCCGGTGCTCTTTTTGGACTCGAGTGAGCGCCTTCTCGATGTCTTGGATCTGCCCCAACGTGGCCCTCAGCTTCTTCTCGTCGATGTCAACAGGTCCTTCTGGTCCGCGTCCCTGCTTGCTCTTCTTCTCAACGATCGTGAAGGCCTCGTCCTTTAGCTCGGCGATGCGCTCCAGCATGCGCCGCTCGCGGATCGCGATCAGCCGAATCTCATGGTCGAGGCGCACGAGTTGGTCGGTATCCAGCCCCTCGTACAGCGACCGCTCGGCCTCGTCCAGCGTCGAGGTGTAAATCGTTTCATGCTCCCCGGTCGTGACGGCGTTTTTATTGCCTTCCGGGGCACCCTTCTTCCCTTCTGCCGAGCCGAGGTGATACTTGCAGCACCCTTCTCCGACGTGGTCGGTCCCCCAGCCGGCCGGGAGGCCACACGAGTCTCCGTCGCTCGTCTCGGCCCCGCATCGGGCTTGCTCTGGCATCGGTCATGGCTTTTGTTTTTGGTTTTGCTGCGGCGGCCTCTCGGAGACTACGGGGGGTTAGCGCTCATCCGGCGGGCCCTCCTCCTACCGACTTTAGCCGGTCCGCAATTGAGCACACAGTGACCGAAGAGAAGTCACACCTCCACCACTGCGTCCACGCTATCGGTCTGCCCCAACCGTTTGACACTGTACGTTCCCGACGGCGCGGGCATAAACCGAAACCACGACCCGTCGCTCGGGTCCTCTAAGTCAGACGGCTCAATCGTCGATATGCGGGCGGGGCTGTCGTCGGCGCCGCTCTGACATTGCAAGATGATCGTATCGTTG